TCTCCCTCGCCTCACTCAATGGCGAATACCTGAAAGACCCGGAGGCGCTCGCGCTCGCCGACTACAAGGACCGCCAGCGGCACCTGAACTGGTGGACGCTGAAATTCGGCACGGTCAAGGTGCTCGACTTCGGGGTGATCGAGGGACGCGCGGCGCGCGAGCTGCTGATGGTCGGTCGCTCGCCGGCAACCGTCGACCGATACCTCGCCGCGGAGCGGGCCGCCTGGAACTGGGGCCGCGCGTCGGGGCTTGTGCCGAAGGACCGGGCCTGGCCGCCGCGGCTCATGCTGACCGAACCTGATGCGCGAACCCGGTTTCTGTCGGATGACGAGCTCGCGGCCGTCCTGACTCAAGCGAAGGCACATTCGCCGGTAATGCTCGCCGCCGTCACGGTCGCGCTCGCCACCGGGGTACGGCAAGGCGAGATGCTGCGGCTTACCTGGGCCGACGTCGACTTTGCCCGGTCGACCATTCGGCTGCTGCTCACGAAGAACGGCACGGCGCGCAGCGTGCACCTGCCGGCGATCGCCGTCGAGGCCTTGCGGGCAGTGAAGGCCGATACGGTTGTGTCGACGACGCACGTCTTCCTGTACCGCGACGGCACGCCGATGACCGGCGACCGGCTGCACCACGAATGGTGCGACGTGCGCACCGCCGCGGGGCTCGTCAATTTTCGCTGGCATGACTTCCGGCATAGCTGCGCAAGCTTCCTGGCGCAGCACGGCTCGACGCTGCTCGAGATCGGCTCAGTGCTCGGCCACAAGCGTGCACAGACGACGCTCAAATATGCGCACCTGGTCGCCGGCGCCCCCGTGACCGGCAGCGCTGCGCTCGACAAGAAGCTACGCGGTGCGATTTGACGATGAAGGGCCGACAGGTTGCGCCAGCGCTGGCAAAACTGATTCGCATCCGCGACAAACTGGCCAACTGTCGGGCGGATCACCGGGCCAATACTCGCTCAGCCGAACCTGTCGGCCCTGTGCCTGGAGTGGAACTCGATTGGCAGGAATGCTCCGCCATCATTGATCTGATTGACGAGCTTGGTAATCCCGACATCCTTGAAAAATATTGGCTGAAAGGCGCGTTTTTCTCACGCCCGCAATTGAAGGAGAAACTCGCTGCGATAATGTGGATCGCTTTGTATACCACGCCGGATAAGCCACCGGACGACGAGATGTTCGAGAAGATTGCCGAGGACCTCAATCTCACCGATGACATGGTCAAGCACGCGTATCGCGATTTCCTATTGCCGCTGCGAACGTCGACTACTAGCAAAAAACGCCTGAAAGGTCAAAGCAGCAATTCGTCGAAATAGTCGCTTCGACATTCACACGCAATTGCGCGGAAATGTGCGGGAACTTCAAAGGAGTTTCCGCACATGTCGAGACCGAAAGCCGCTCCGCTCCCCCACTCTTGGCGCGTTGCTGACTGGCCACCCGGCGTAACACCGGGCCGCATCAGTTCGGCGAAACACCTCATTCGCCAACATAAAGCCGAACTCATCCAATGCGGCGCGCTGTGTCGCATCGGCCGCGATCTCACTATTTTGGGCGAGGGTTATGCCGTATTCCTCGCGCGGAAACAGGGACGCGTCGACGGCTATGCGATCGCGCCGAATCGCGAGAGCCGCGAAACAGCCAAGGGCGCGGCGTAAGGCGTGTGGCCCTTGAATGCGAGCGCTGGCAGTGGCGCGAACTCTTCGCGAGTAAGCACGGTCCCGCGGATCCGAGCACGCGCCTGGTGCTCTTCGTGCTCTCGCTCCACATGAACCAGCAGGGCGAGAACGCATTTCCTGCACAGAAGCTCATCGCCGAGCGAACCGGCCTCAGTGAGCGGTCTGTGCGGACTCACCTCGCCCATGCCCGCCGGGACGGATGGATTCAGATCTACCGCAAGGCGCGGCCCGGCAAACAGGCCTGGTTCGTCCACGAGTACGTGGCCATCATTCCCGACAACCTGGCCGAACTCTGCACCTCGAGGCCCTGGGAAGATGACCCAACCTGGCAACGGGCGGAAAATTCTGCCGGGCGTAAAGCCACTTCGAAACCCCTTCGAAGCCCCTCCGATGGGCCTTCGCCCGCGGCTCAAGGCTCATCCAAGGCGGCCGAGCACCAACCTTTACGCGGCTTTTCGCCGACGCATGACGACAAAACCTGGGATTTACCGGAACGCCCGGCAAATGATGCACGACGGGCGGCAACTGACGACACGACGCCCGGCAAAATTTGCCGCGACGCCCGGCAAGGATTGCCGACTAACTCTTCATCTAACTCTCCAAGTAATTGTTCACAGGAAGGTGCTGCGCTTTCGCGCAACACCGCGTTGACCGATTTGGATTTGAAAAAGGGGATGAAGAAGCCCGAACTGACCGGCGCCGCGAGACTCGAAGCCGCGAAAAAGCTTGTGATCGCCACCGGGGGCATCGAGGCATCGCGGAAAACGTACCAATTGAGCTACGCAGAGGAACAAACGCTCATCGCCGAATGCGGACGCGAGATATTCTGATGGCTCACCGACCCGTCACGCTCACATCACGCACCTGTCACACACTTGTCACGCGTGACTGTCACGAAGCCCCCCTTCGAAGCCCCTTCCATAACTTCGCACCTTGGCACGTCACGCTTCGTGCCATGGTCGTGCACGCTTCGTTCACGAACGATTTCGCAACCGTTGCCGAACCGTTGGCGCAACTCGCTAGCATCGCGCTAGCGGCGTGCTACATGAGGATTTCACAATGACGCCGAACCTAGCCGCCGAATATGACCAGCGCGCCAACCTACACAGGCCGCAAACACCTGAACGCATGGCCGCTGCGGTCCGCCAGCTCCTTGCACAAGGGCTCACACGCCGCGACGTCGCCGACGCGCTGCGCATGAGCGTTGCCGAAGTCGTCGGGTTGGAGAAATTCCCCGAATGAGAGTCAACGTCAAGATTGATCTCAGTGGCATGCTGAAAAAGTTCGACAATATCCGCGAGGAAAGTCCGAAGGTCATTGCTCGCACGCTGAACAAAGTGGCAACGTCAGCACGCGCACAAGCAGCTCGGGAAATCACTAACGCTGGATACGGAATAAAGCAAGCAGCGATCAGGCGACAGTTATCGATCAGACGCGCTACCTTCAGCGAACTGACTGCCGTCATCAAAGCCACCGGGCGTCCGATACCGCTGAGCAACTACGGTGCGAGGCAAAATAAGCAAGGCGTCTCGGTTGCCGTTCTACATGGACGCAAGACAATCAAATCCGCGTTTATTGCCACGATGAAATCAGGACATGTAGGCGTCTTCGTTCGTGTTGGCAGCGCCGCCGAGCGTTCCATCGGGCGCGGGCGCTACAAGGAGTTCAAGCTGCAGAAAGTCAAGGCAACCACAAATGAGAAGCACGGGTTGCCGATCCGGCAATTGTTCGGACCGAGTGTGCCGAATGCGTTTGCCAACCGCGTGGTACAGGACGCGTTGCGCAAGGCGATCAAGGAGCGGTTCGGCGTTGTCTTCGCTCAGCAATTGAAGTTCGCGAGGATCACCGAGTGACCGGCCCCACTAAAAAGGGGCAGGTTCTTACTCGCAGCTCCGCAAGCGCGGAATCGATGAGTGCGGGAAACGCGACAATTTCAGCCGCCAGTCCGACGTCCGTTTGTCCCCTCAACTCCGCCGATCTCGGGCGCATGATCGGCCGCACCGACCGCCAGGTGCGCCGTCTGCACCGTGATGGTGTGCTGCCGAAGGCCGGGAAGGCCTTCGATGCCTATGTGTGTGTCCCACGGTTCATTGCCTACCTGAATGCGGGCGCCGAGCGTAGCTCGAGCGTGGCCAGCTCACGCCAGGCGCTCATCGAGGCGCAGCGCAAGGCCTTGGAACTCAAGACTCGACGGTCGGAGCGCGAGCTGCTGCCGGCCGCCGATGTGGCGCAGTCCATCGAGGCCATCATGGTGGCCGTGGGCTCGCAGCTCGACGGGCTCGGCGGCCGAGTATGCAGCGAACTGGCCGCCATCACTGACGCCGCGGTAATCCGCGCGAGGTTGTTTGATGAGTGCAGACGTATCCGAAACACCGCCGCGGCCGCCCTCGACGCTCTGGCCGGCCCTGCGCCGGGCAGCGAAGGTGCTGAGGGCGCCGCTACCCCGAAGCGCCGACGAATGGGCCGACGAGCACAGAATCTTGCCTAAGTCATCCGCCGAGGCCGGCCCGTGGCGCTCATCGCGCGTCCCGTACACGCGCGCGATCTGCAAGGCCGCCGCGGACCCGCGTATCAAGCGCGTCGTCATGGTGATGGCGAGTCAAAGCTCTAAAACGGAGTGCATGCTGAATATCCTGGGGCACCGCCTGGACGATGACCCGGCGCCGGTCATCATGGTGCTGCCGACGCAGCGGCTCGCCACCAGCATGAGTCAGTCGCGCCTCATGCCGATGATTGCGTCGACCGCCGGCCTGCGCGAGAAGCTCGACAGGCGCAAAACCAGCAACAAGACAACCGAGAAGTACATCGCGGGCCAGCGGCTCGGGCTCGCCTGGGCGGGCAGCGCGACCGAGCTATCCTCGCATCCTGCCGCGTTGATTCTGATCGACGAGCTCGACCGCATGGATGCCGACGTGTCGGGCGAAGGCGACCCGGTCAGTCTCGCGGAAGCCCGTATCACGACGTTCCCCGATGGCAAGCTCATCATTGCGTCGACGCCGACCCTCGAGGGCGCCTCGCGCATCTGGTC